GATCAGGGCCGCCTTCCAAAAATCACTCATTCTTCTACCTCATCCATGATCAAGATTTTCTGATACAGCTGTGTGGCAACATCATTGCCGCCCAAATTGTGATATGCAGCATAGACCTTTTTGATGCTTTCCTTTGCGTAAATGGGGCAGAACCCTTTCTCGGTGTACTTGTTGTAATTGCTTACAATAGACTCCCTCAAAAGGCTCTGCACTCCATCTGCAATGGCTTCATTCTTCTTCTGCTCAGCCTGAAGTCTTGCCGCAATGTTTCTGTACAAAAAGGCCAAGATCGACACCGCCGCCGCAAAGAGCCATTCGACCCACGATGCCGAAACAAATGCGATGATGTCTTCCATGGTTGGCCCTCCTTATTTTTCAATGATCCGGCCAATATTGGCATTTATCACCTTGATGATCGGATTGGTCGTATCCACCGCCCAGCTGCCGCCGCTATAGCCGATGGTCTGCCCTGTGCTGAATCCGGTTGCTCCGATAATCCCCAGATAGATCAGGCCCTTGCGCTGCCATGTGACGGACTCACCAGCCGCCGCAGAGTTGAGTGCAATGCCAGAGATCGGATCGGAAGCGGAATACGCATGAACTCCGCCGCCCATGGTGGAAGAAACAGGTGTATAAGCCGTAATGCTTGCTTCTGCATAAGCCACGCCGCAGTTGCCTGTGATGTAGTTGTCAGCCAGATGTGCATTGTTTGTCTGGGACTCTGCCACGGTCATATCGTTGTCAGCGTATACGTTGTAGTCACACGCTGAGTCAGATGCTCCGCTTGTAGTGCTTGGCATCATTGCCAGGAAGCGGTTCGCATAGCAGTTCTTGAACGTGACAGGATTCCGCAGCTTTGCACCCCAGGTAATCAGATTGATGGAGCTGTAGCTGGAGTTGACACCGAAGGAATCACCCGACTCGTTGATGAACCGGCAGTTTTCAAACTCAAACTTGCTCGGCAAAGTCAACCCTGTGCGGTTATGGTTGAGCCATGCCGTGTACTGCTTTGCGATAAACTCGCAGTTCACAAACTTCCTGTTGGAGTTGTCGAAGGAACCGCCGCCCCAGCAGGCCGGTGCAAAGTATGTAGGAGTCATGCCGCTGTCGAAGCCCAGGTGCTCAAGCCGCACGTTTTCCAGCGTGACTTGCGTGTTGTTCCGCAGTTTTGTATTGTCTACAGTAACATCGGGCATCGTGGTAATGCCGTTGTCGCTGTGGATCGCATAACGGATGTTCTTAACAGAAAGGGTCAGATCCTGAAGCTTTGATTCATACGGCATATTGAGGCCGGACAGAAGCGTCATGATGTTGTCGTCCGTGCTTGTGCTATACAAAGTCAGCTTTGTCTTTTCTTTTCCAGCGCCCTTGATGGTGCAGTATGGCGGAAGGAAAAGGCCCCTGGTATCAAGCGTACCACCGGTGATGTAGCTGATCGCACCATTAAGGCTCCAGGTCCCTTCTTCCACTTCGATCACGCACCGGCGCTGCTCGCTCCAGTCGGCCATGTGCTGCATCATGAAGCGGAGTCCCCAGGCGAGGTTTGCAAAGCGGTTCGTTCCAGAAACTGAACTGCAATAATATTTATCGATTCGCACACCCTTATAGGCCCAGTCTGACCAACCGTCCGATGTGCGGATCCTCTGCGCCGTCATATCTGGCAGATAGAAATATGCGGTCTGCACTGCTCCAGAATATGTTTCAGTCGTGGAATTTTGCGTCACAATCATCGCGCCGGTTCCAAAATTGCCAGGGAAGTGTGCGAAGTTTGTCCTGGTTGCTGTCGGGACGCTCGCGATGGTATTGATGGGAAAGGTGTCCAGATCTGCATAGTCGCCTGTGGCTGTTACGCTGCCAACAGATCGAGGCCCGGTTCCAAGATAAGCCCAGTCGTTCCAGCCAGTAGACCGCCCAGATCTAACAAATACCTTGTTTTGGTTGTCAATAACCATCTGGTCACGAAGCGTCCTGGAGTCCGTCGCGCTTCCAAATACGATCAGGCGGCCAACAGTGGTAGAAGGCCAGTTTGCCGGAGTGCCAAGCTCCAGCTGGTCAGCTGTCAGCCACCACTGCCCGGAAGTCGTGTATGTGTCAATATTGTCCGTGTAAGCAATTGCCCCGCGGAAGATCGGTGACAGGGCATCCAGTTCGCTGACGCTGTCGTTCACATCCGTGATCTGTGTCCTGATGGCATCGCCAAGTGTCTGGTATGTGGTTCCGTCTGCTCCGATTCTTGCGTTTGTAACTTCGGCAGCACTGGGTGCTTCGCCTGTGGGTGCTATGATCTCATTGATCTGCGTCTGGAGGTTCTGGTCCGCGCTGTCTCTGCTTGTCGCTTCTGCACGGATGGAATCGCCAAGCGCTACATCCGCCTCGCTCCTGGCCTGTGCTTCTCCGTTGATGTTCTGCTGGAGTCCCTGATCAGCCGCATTGCGTTCCGATGCCTCCGCAGCCACCGCATTGAGCATATCTGCGTCCTGCGCATCTTCCCTGTCGCTCAATGTGTTATAAAGGCCTCTCGCCGCGATCACCTCAAGATTAGTATTGCCGGGGTCAGCTGTAGTCGCATCCTCGTAACACTGCTCGATTGCCTTGGCGATGCTCTCACGGACATCCTTGCCGAAAACCGCGCTTCTAATGTTTTCAATGTACTGCCCAATGCTTGCCATTTACTTCTTCCTCCGATTTTTTAGAGTTTTTTCTGCTTCAAGTTTTTCACCGCACCATGGGCATTTCGTCCAGGCTTCCGGCGGATAGCTTGTTTCCAACAACTTTTTGCAAGATGAACACTTGTATGTATGGTCACTAATCTTTTTCCACTGCATAAGCCACCTCAAATGTCTATACGCATCAAGACGATACGCCAAGGAAGTGAAAAGAGATCACTTGCACTGTTATACACTCTGATCCCTGTCGTCCCCAACTGTGCAAATGTCTGCGCACTGCCAGAACCGAAGCCGTCACCACTCCGCCACAGATTTGATCGTTTTGCTGACAAGCTAAGGATCGCGCAATTCTCTGAAGTGAAACCAGTCGGATAATTTGTATATCCTGTATAGGCAGCAGACGCGGCAAAAGTTCCATCAATAGTCGCAAACTTATCAGCCAGCGTTTTCCTTGCCTTGGAGTCCCTCAGCCATACTTTTTTTGTCCCGCCGTTTCCGTCCGGTACTTTGACCCATTCTGCACTATATTCTGTCGCCATGATTATCACCCAAAAATATCGCTAAAGTTGAGGCCACCGACAACAGCATAGCTGCCTTCCAGGTCGCCAATGTCAGGCCCTTGGTTCTCTTCGTCCGCAACTTCCATGGCTCGGTTAAGCGTGTCGATACTCTCCCCGATCGGGTAAGTTTCGCCATCATACTGGACAAAGGCATCCGTCTTGCCGACCTTGAAAACACAATCGCTGTCGGAAGTGTAGCCAGCCCAGAGATACAAGCCGCTGCCGTTCGGTTCTCCAGACATTCCTGTTTTCTCATCGGACGACTGGATGATCTGCCGACCATATCGGTCATTGACCTCAAAGTCACCAAAGCGGAAGATCGTGCCGTCAATGTACAGGCCGAAGTTTGTGTTACGGCGGAGATCCACCGTGCCGGCGTTTACAACAATGCCGTCCTTCGTCCAGGCACCAATGACATTCCCGGATGGGTCAAGGATCTGTAAAGCGCCATAAGCGTTATCTGTGCCGCCCAGGCTTAACTGTCCGTCAATCGTCCAGCTATTGTAATAATCGCCGTTTACGCCGTTGCTGGAGAAGCCTATGCCGTCTTTGTTCAGCTGCAAAACGCACTTGGCTGTTGCCTTGTCCGGCTCGTCCATGATCAGGATCCTGTACGGCAGCTTACGCACACTGTCGTTGTCGTAGTCCATGACCACATTGCCGCCGCGTCCTCCGGTTGCAAACTGGCTGAACCGGCTGGAAGCATCCGCGTGCTGTTCAACGGATGTTTTGATATTGCGGACAGCTTTATCTGTGGATCGCGTAAAGGTCTTTATGGAGCTTGTAGTGCCGATCGTGATCGTGTCATTCTGCGGAGCATCCAAGTTCATGACCTTTTGGGACAGGATCGCCTGTTTGCGAATGCCATGCGGCTCAGATACCATTGTTGTCATTCCGCCAAGGTGAAAGCGGCTGATATCCTCGTTGATGGCTGCGAGATCGACCGCAGACAGCTCTATCGTTTCCGGCAATGCTGTCAGCTGTTCAAAGTATTCCGTGGCAGTATTGAGCAGTTCCTGGGGATCAGTGATGCCGTCCCAAGTGCAGGTCGCCCAGATCCAGCCATACTCATCAACAGCTTCCTGGCTGTAAATGAAATCGGATCCATCATTCACCGAAGCAATGCCAACCACCGTGCCATCGTCCAATGTCGCGCCGTATGGGATCAGCGCGGTTTTCATGTCTTCAATGGTCTGGTATTTGCTCAGATCAAGAAGGTTCTGCCCGAATCGGATCTCCTGCGTGTTGGCCGGTGCTGCTTCGCTCAGATAGTCAAGCCAATGCACTCCGTTCTCATCGGTTCGCACAAACAGGTAACCTGTGGCAAGCTCAAGAAACGATTCCAGGCATTCCCATGTTGTTGAGATCTCTGTATTGTCCAGAGCCATGCCATCCGTGTTCGTGATCCGTCCAAGGTAGATCTTTTTTTCGTCTTCTACCTGCTCATTATGTCCGTCAAGGATCTCAGACAGGATAAAGTCAGCTGTGCCGGAAAGACTGTACGGCTTTTTCAAGGAATCGTTGAAATATGCCAGACAGCTTTCACAGGCATACACGCTGTTGTTAAGCCAGTCCATGGCCGGAGCCAGCGGCCGCCCATCAAAAACAAGTTCGTCATCAACGTATGCTTTGATAACTGACTTGATCGGCTTGATCTTGTCCCTGTATGGATGGGTAGCCGCAATGGTAAAGGACAGACTGTCAACGCGATTAAGCTCCTTTGACAGCTCAATGTTTTTGCATGGCAGCAGATCTGCGGCGGCACTGTTCGCAATCTCGAATGATTCTCCGTTTGTCGTGCAGATAATCTTGTAAGTCATAGCTGCGCACCTCTGAACACAATGGAAACTGTGCCGTATCCAGTAAACACAAGTCTGTTGAATCCGTCTTCAAGCGCGATGTCGTAAATTGTGTTATGCCCAGGTGCAAGGCTGTATGTCTTGTTTTTGAAAGTGACCTGCATTGCCTTACTGCAAACAAAGTCAGGCACAACAGTCATCCGGCAGCCGAAGGCATCAAACGCCAGGGACCCATTGACAAGTAAATTGCCATATCCACGGGCAACGCCAGTTTCAAAGCAGAACGGATCCCAAAGCCAGTCTTTATCAGACATGATCTTTTCATACTTGAACGGATCACAATCTGCTGTGACAGTCAGTTCGCCAGCTGCACCGGTCTGCACCCATTCGCCAAAAGAGATCCGGCCCATATAGTAAAAGTCAGGATCCTCATCAAGGACGATAGGGACCTTTTTGCCGTGCATCTTCCACGCGGCGAAGGACTGATCCGGATATCTGGTAAAGTAACCGCGAACGTCCGCAAAAGTCATGGTCAGCGTCCTGTTTGCAAACTTGGGCTGTCCGTAAATCTCTGTCAGATCAAGCGTGCCGTCTGCCCCTGGGATCTCCACAGCCGCCGCTTTGACAGCCGGGAAAGGATTGCTCACAGAAGTAAGCTTAAGGTCGTACTCTGTGCAATGCACACCGTTAATTGTTACACCGTACATTAATAGCCCCGCCTCCTTCCGGCAGAAATGCCGCCGAATGCTTTGTCATACTTGCCCACAGTCGCGCCAACGAGCGCCCCGGAGTCAAGCACGATATCAGCACCTGCCTGTGGCAGATACGTTTCCAACAGCTCGATCAGCTTATCAACTTTGTCTTCCAGCCCGCCCTTAATCGGCTGCACCTTTGCACCAGCTGGAAGCGTCAGCATTTCGGGTCCTTCTTCACCAACGATTGCCGTGCCGGCGCTTACGATGTCGCCGCCTTCAGCAAGGAGCGGGATCTGGGGGAAGCTCAACTCTCTTCCGCCAAAATGAGGCACCCAATCGGGGATCTTCAGACTTCCCAAGCTGCTGGTAAATCCATTGATCGCAGAGATTATTCCATTGATCGCACCCTTAAATACCAATTCAAGACCATTCACGATGCCGTCAAAAATGCCTTTGATGCCGTCCCATGCCTGCTGCCAGTTTCCTGTGAACACGCCAGTGAGGAACGTGATGATGCCTTCAAGCATCGGCTTAAGGGATGTTTCCCACAGCTGGATAATGCCATTGAACACGCCTTCAACGATTGGTGAGATCGCTTGTATCAGCGGAGTGAGGCTGTTAATCAATCCCATGATGAAATTAATCACAGCGCCTACAGTTTCCTGTATCTGCGGCATATGCTCAAGGATCCAGTCAAGCAATGCCTGGATGATCGGCATCAGTGCGGAACCGACTTCGGTTGCTACCGCGCCAAGGCTCTGTTTTACATCGCTCATGGTGTCGCCCATCTTAACGCCGGCGGCCACCGCATCCTCTGACATAATGATCCCAAGCTCTGAAGCTCTGCCGGTGAGGTTGTTAAACTCATCGCCGGTCATTGCAAGCATCGGGGACAGCTGATAGGCTACAGACTCGCCAAAGAGTTCCGCCGCTGCTGCGCTTCGCTCTTCTTCGGTTCCCAGGGACATGATGGATGCTATAGCATCGTCAAAGTTCATGTCCGTGCCTTCCAACTTCTTGGCGGCCTTCTCCATGGTGGACATCTCAATGCCACACTGGCCAGCCGCATAACGCAATTCCTGGTATGATGTGGTACTTACGCCCATGCGCAAAGAACCCTTGTCGATCTCATCCGCCGCCGCAGCCGCATTGTTCGCAAGACCAACGGCAGCAGCTCCGGCAGCCACAGCCGCCGCGCCGACTCCAAGAGCGGCTTTGCCGAATTTACCAGCCATGCCGGCAAGGTTGATCCCTGTCTTTTCTGCTTTTTCGTCTACTTTTGCAAGAGAGTTCTGTGCTTCATTTGTGTCAATGAATACAGAACCAACAAGTTTGAATATATCCATAAGCTACTCCAATCCGTGCAGCTGTTTCAGTTCGTTTACAATCACATCCGTGTCCCTTCGGTCTAAGTTGCGGCCAGTGATCTGGTCCTTGTAGTCCTGGAAGGAAACATAAGACAGTTGTTTCATGTACATGAATGGGAGCAGCTGGCACCATTGCCGATGGATCCACTGGTCACGTTCCTTCTCGGCCCTCATCCGTAAGAATGCCAGGTAATCAGGCACCGGAAGGCTCAAAAGGAATGTAGTATCACACGTTGCTGTCAGCTCGATTGCTTTAGACTCATCAAGCGTGACAGCCGTTTGAAAAAATCCGCGAAATCATACCGGCTGATATACTCCGCCAGCTCCTCAATCTTGTTCATCAGTGCATCGATCTCCATGTTCTTGAGTTCGTCCGCGCTGATCTCCATCAGGTCGCCCAGGAATGACCAGATCTCCGCCTCTGCCTTCGGATTTGAACAGCCAGTCACACAGGAGATAATGATCTTAGCCCCGACTTCTGACTGTTTCATTGGTTTCCCATCGGCAGTAGCCAGTGCGATCTTCTCGATCTCTTCCTGGACCCCCGCATATTTGATAATTCGCATCGCCTTAAATAGGTCGGACCCGATTAAACCTCTCATGTTGTCCCCCTTATGAAAAAAGTGAGCGCCCATCAAGAGCGCCCACATAATCAATTAGACAGTTTCCATTGCCGGATAAAGGCTTGCAAACTTGGTCAGGATCGTAAGCGCATTCAGAGTCAGCGTAGGCTCTTCAGCATCCATCACAATACGGCCTTCAACAGCTCCACGGTCGCCATCGGCGTTGATGCGGCGGAACTCCCTTGTGGAAGTGAACTGGCTGCCGCCTCTGGTCAGAGCAACAAGCGCATTGTCGATGTAGACAAGGCCAGCGCCCAGCATGATCTCCGCCGCTCCGGCGGTGATGCCATCCTGAAGCTCAATAGTGTAGGGAGCCACATAGTCAGCATCGGCAGCGACCATTGCGTCCGTGTTGTCGTAAACGCCTGTGAAAACGATCTGTGCTACAGTGTCGTCCTTTTCGGCAAAGGTCCAGTCAAGGTTTCCCATGTTGATAGCCTTGGCCATCTCGATCGTTACCGTCTTGCCGCCCTTGGTCTTACCAACAAACTTAACTGCATGGTAGTCACCGGATCCAACGATACCGGCGCTCTGATATTTAGTATTTGCCATTGCATTACCTCACATAGTTCTGCACCTGGAATGTTAGCACCCGGTGCTTAATCTTTTTGTCTTCGTCCGGAGCATTCTTGCGGTCAATGCGGAAGAAGGCAGGCAATATTGTCTGCTGTGGAAGATTCGCGGCATTGAACAGCGCTTCTACATTGTCAGCAAGGTCATCAATCGCCTTGGCATCACTTGATCTGTCCCAGATATCCACATCAAGGATCAGATCGTCCCTGTGGAGATCTCCCAGGTCAATGCGCTCAATGTCCCACACGATGTGCGGATAAAGCTTGTCCGTGGGGGCAGTTTCAAAGAATACATTGCCGCAGACGGTCAATAGCAAAGTCTGAATGACCTTTCTAAGATCTTTAGTTTTACTCATTCGCCGCCTCCTTCGTAGTCTTCTTCGCTGCACCCAGACAGATCCGGCTCATCCGCATTGACTCCTGTGAGATATTTCGATTCAATCTCGCGGATCTCAGCGATATGGCTCCGTGCCGTCTCTGTTAATATTCCAAGCTTCGGCATCTTGCCGGTTCCAAGTTCCTGGTACACGCCATACCATTCGTCCTTGTGTCCGGTATGCTCAACACCGACTTGCAGGTCTGTTTCTGCTTTTCGCACCCAATACTGGAATGGTGACTTCGCGCCCATCGGCTTGACATGGATCTTTGCGTTCCTGGCTGCCGTATTGGCATATCTTGCCAGCATCTTGCCAACATCCCTTAATGCCGCCCTGGACAGCTCTGTGATCGTGTAATTCGCATAATCAACAGATGATGTATAGGTGATCTCACCCTTTTTGAACTTCACGACCGATTTCGGAACACTCATTCGTCAACACCTCGCTTACAGACAAGCTCCAGCGTGTTGCCATCTCTGTACGTTCTCAGCACCCTGTACTCTTCCGGATCCGTACCGCCATAAGGAACATAGCGGACTACTTTTTCGTTGTCGTAATCAAGGTAATCAGCGATCACGAACTTTACTTCCGGCTTCAAGCCTGCGGCCTGTGCCTGGTAAAACTCGGACTGTGAAATGCTTTTCAACGTGGCAAAGATGTCGCGTGTGGTTTCCGTGATCTGAAGATCGCCATATTCATCAGGCACTTTTGCTTCTGCTACCAAAGTGATCACTTCGTTGTACATCAGCCATCACCTGCCTCAGTGTCTTCTTCCGTCAGCGTTGACTTGCGCAAGCAGTCCTGCTGGTACTCAAAGCTGCGCTGATATCCTTCCGTCATCGTCTTGTCGTTTGCAAGCCGCATCTGACAATATGTGATGATTGCCCGGCGGATCAGTGAGCCTTGAGCGCTGACAACTTCCGAAGGGACTCCGGAGCGGATCAGTTCCGCCCCGGCTTCCTCTATCGTGTCATCAATTTCATCATTCAGCAGGTTCGTCTGGATCCGGAGCGCAAGCTTAACATCGTCTCTAAGCATGGGCCGCTCCTTTCAGTTTCTTACGATGCAGCAGCGATAGTGGTCCAAGCGAATGCGTCCGTGTCAACCACAGCGCCATCGCACAGAGCCATTGCACGGTATACAGTGGAACCGCTGCGGAATGCTACAGACTGGTCAGCCTCGATAGCGATGCCTTCGCCAAAGTTGAAGACATAACCTTCCTTGAAGTTACCGAAGATGATGTGGTTAGCATTAGCGCTCTCGGCAGTGGATCCGCTCTTGAACTTGCAGCTGTCACAGTTGCCGTCCAGAACAACCTTGTGGCCAAGCAGGCGATACTCCAGGCCATTCATAACAAGCAGGCCATTGACATCGCTTGCAAGCGGCACGATGTGAGTGAAGAAGGTGGCTGCGGACATAACCCAAACAGCGTCTTTCTGGTAAGCAGTGCCAACACCTGCCATGAATGCGGCAAGCTTTGCAACAGTGGCACCAGTGATTGCGGTGGATGCGGTGATGCCGCACTGGCCAACGCCCTGCGGAACAGTGGTGTTGCCTGCACCATTGACAACAGCAGCGCAGATAGCGGCTTCCATCTTCTGTGCCAGCTTATTAACAAGCCAGCCCTGGAATGCCGGGATGCTCATTGCCTGGATGTCAGCGGTGATCTCAATGGTCTTGATCAGCTTCTTAGCGGTCAGGGCAACGGTGCCGATAACATCAGCGGAATCGGTGGCATCAGTACCCATTGCGGTCCAAGCAGCGTTACCAACAGTAGTAGCCTTCGGAACGGAAATATATCCGGGGATGTGAAGAGCATCGATCTCAGCGATCAGCGGGTTCTCCTCCAGCTTGCCGTAAATCTTGTTAAGGGTTTCGGTGGGGATCACGTTTGCTGCAACACTCAGAGCGGTTCTCTCTTCGATGTCCATCGGCTTGCCCATAAGGGACTTCAGATAAGCATCTCTGTATTCGATGCTGTCAACGGAAAAAGTTCTCTCCATTTTTTCTACCTCGTTTGATTTTTCGATTACTTTTGCCGGTGCTGAATCTTCAGTCAGCTTCGCGGCGGCTTCCTTGCGCTGCTCGATTGCTTCAAGTTCTTTCTTGCGCTCCAGCAGCTCCTTCTTTTCTTCTGTGGCCTGCTCTACAGCTTCCACTTCCTGAGCCTCGCGGACTTCAACTTCAAGCTGATCAAGTCTCTCGTTGATTTCCTCAAGGGTCATTTCGTCTAATGTCATAGTTAGACCTCCATGAATCTGAATTTTGCTTTCGCAAGCTCCAGCTCTTTCTCGCGGGCAAGTCTCTCCGCTCTTTCGCTTTCAATCACTCCGTCAAAAGCACTTCTCGCTGAAATCGCTGAAATATCTGTATCCGGGTTTGCCGGAACTGATACCGCTGAAACGTCATACACTTTGCCGATCCGCTTAATGATTCGCGTGTAGCTGTCCTTGCTGTCCTTCTTGATCTCGTCTTCGGCAACTGTGAAGGCAAAAGACATCTGATCCACCAGCCCGGAAGCGATCTGCTCATACATCTGGCGGCTCTGCTCTGTGAGTGACAGATCTGCAACGGCCTTCAAGCCATGATCGTCTGTGCCAATGCCAAGCGTTCCGTTTTTCTGCCTGGCGTAGACCATGCCCTGATGGTTGTATAAAAAAATGACATCTGACATATCAGCTTCATCGAATGCCGTAGGCTCGATCTGCTCTCTGTACTTGATGCCATCAACCTCAAATAGTTCATAAGGTGCGAAGGTGGATGCGTAACCGCTTACCTTGTATGTCGGTTCTGCTCCCTCTTCTCTTGTTTCAATACCGAAGCTCGCAAAGTTCCGATATTCTCTATCATTCTTCAGAGCCATCATCTGCCTCCTTTGTGTCGTCTGTGATCGTATCGACCGTTGTTGTGTCCAGGCGGCGGAGCGGCACATCTCCACCTTCCACAGGTGCCAGGTTGAACATGAAGCGCCATTCATTCGGAGTCAGCGCACCACGGTCAACCATCTGGACCATTGCCAGCTTTGTCCTGTTGCTGGAATACTGGAGCCGGTTGGACTCGTAGATGATCTGAGCGCCGAATGCTATTTCTCTCTGCGTAAATGCCTTTCTGGTCAATTCGGTTGAAAGTGCTACAAGAAACGGCTCGATCCTGGAGTCATAGAACGCTTCCATCTGCTCCTCGGTGTAATTGGACGTGACAATCGCTTCGCTGATCCCAAAGTACCGATAGACATCCTCGCGGAACTCTTTCTGCTGCTCCCAGCTGGTCACAGTCGGGTTCATTGTGATCGGCGTGAACTCCATGGTTGCATCCAGGGAAGCAATGCCGCCTTCGTTCTCCAAGTTGAGATAGTCAGCAACAAACTGCTCCTTGTTATTCTTCACATCTTCCGGGGACAGCATCGCTTTGGTGCTTTTCAGAATGCCTCGCAAGTTCGCAGTAGCTTTTACCGCGTTCGCAATGCCTTGGTTGGTCGTGTTGATCAGCTCCAGCATATTGAGGATCGCCGTGTTGGGATCTCCGGCAATGTCGCTGGTGTTGTAATCCTTGCGAAGCACTGCCAGATCATCCCAAGGCAACACAATCGGCCCCTGATCAGATGTGAACATGAACTTGATGAACAGGCCGTTGTCATACTCCAGAGCTTCAAAAGAGCTGTACGGCACCGGATAGAATCCGACCGCATGGCCTTTAGGATCTCGCACAATGTAGATGAACACTGTGTTCTGAAGCTCCAGCCGTGTCCGGATCTTCGCCAGGAAGTCCTTGCCGTTCATGTACATATTCGGCGATGTGTTCAGAATGTACTCAATGCTTGGATTGTTTGAACAGCGTGCGTTTGCCTTGCTTGTATGCTCTGCAAGCGGACGGATGCACGACCGCACCAGATCAGACTGATACATATCCGTGCCGAAGCGGCTGAAGACAGCTGTATACTGTCCAAGCTCGCGCCACCTGTCAGCAGACATCGCCACATTCTTCTTCTGTTTAAAAATGTCAAGAAAGCCCATGTCTTTACCTCAAATACGGCATATACTCATCGAAGTGTTTTACGTAGCCAACCCACGCATTTAGCAAGCTGACCATGCCGTCAATGCGGCGGCCTTGCTGTATCTTCACCGGCTGGATTGTTTCAATGCCGTCCTTGTTCAGCGCTTTGGCTGCCGTATTCGCCAGGCACCACCGAAGGATCGGATTGTTTTGATATACGACTTTATGCTCTGTGAATGCCGCGCCCATTTCTTTCATGGGCTGTGACCAGGTGAACGGTCCCTGTGGGATCCTGTCCATGTCGAAGCCATAGGATTCCATCTCTGGGACCCAATAGCCGGCAAGCGCACGGTCATAGCAGACCCATAGTGGCCTGATATCGTACTGCTCGACCATTTTTGTGTACCATAAAGTCACTTCTGTATAGTCAACAGCCGCGCCTTCGTTGATGGTCAGCCAGCCTTGCTCCGCCCACAGCCGGTAGGGAGCTTCCTTCTTGCCGGTCTTGTCGATCAGGTCAATCTTTGACTGCGGCAGGAAGTAATGCTGAAGCACGTAGATGTTTTCATCATTCGGCTTCCGGATCAGCAAGGTTGCACAGGTCAAGTCAGTAGTTGCTGACAGGTCACAGCCGCCAATGGCATAGCTGTGGGACAGATAATCAATGTCTGCCTCGTCCTCGTTGACGATCGCTTCAAACGGCAGCCATGCGGTTGCACTCGACTGCGGCAGGTTGAAGTCTTTCACCAATACTGTCGGCTTAAAAGATGGATCCTCTTTTGCCTTTGCCACCATCTCGGCAAGGTAAGACTTGCTCTTGATCGTGCCAAGACCGGGATTTGCCTTGATCCAACAATCTGGCCGGTCCCATTCGTCCGGGCTGTCCAGCTCATAGATGAACGGCAAAAAGCGCTCATTGGTGTTCGTGCCGTTGAGGATCCCCGCCGCGTACTCATATTGAGCGTCAAAGATGCTTTCCCGGACAAAGCCGTTTGTTGTAATACAAAAAAGCAATGGTTGCCTTCTCGCGCCCATCGCCTGCTTAATTAAGTCGTATATATCTCTATTTTTGATTGCCGCCAGCTCGTCAATAACTGCGGCGTGCGCATCCAGACCGTCAAGGCTGTTGCTGTTCGATGCCAGGGCCTTGATAAACCCCATGTTGCCGGCAAAATAAAGATCACCAACACGCTTCCGGATTGCATTCCTCAGCTGAGGAGACTGCAAAACCATCTTGTGAACCGCGTTGAATCCCAACTTTGCCTGGTCCAGCATTGTCGCTATATTGTAAATCTGTGGTGCGCCCTCTTTATCATCAATCAGCAAGTCCAACTCGACAGCTGCAGTCTCAGTGGTTTTTCCGTTCTTACGCCCTTCGATGATCAGGCACTCGTTGTATTGCCTCAAGTCGTTGTCATCAACGAAACCAAACAATGCTTGAAGCCTTGCCTTCTGGAACAGTTCCAGCTTCAGCGGCTGGCCGATCCGACCAGATGGCAGCTTGCAGAAGTTTTCAATAAAGTTCGTGTGGCGCTGTGCGATCCTGTGGTCAAAGTGATATTTGTCCGGAGCCAGGTATCTTTCCAAAAGGATCTCGCTCACACGTTTCATCTTCTCGCAAGCCACGATCTTGCCGTCTACGATCCCGCCGAAGTATCTTTCAAACTCAATCACTGTGCATTGACCCAGTCAAGCAAGGACTGGTTCTTCGCGGCATCCTTATCCTCCGGGATCAGGCACGCCAGCTGGCGAATTGTCGCGACATAGCTTTTCTGCAACTTCAGATAGGCATCGGCCTCGGTGGAAGTCTTCTTTCCGTACTGGTTCTCACCGTTCTTGTACTCCTCAGACCATCCGTGCGCTGTAATGTAGACCCGCAGCTGCTCCAGCTGTTCGATCATGAAGCTTGCGTCCGCGATCAGGCCATTGCACAACGCCTTTTTGTCTTCCGGCAGATTCTTGATCAGCTTATTCAGTTTAAGTCGTTCTTTCTGTTCGTTAAAAACTGCCATCTTAAAACAACACCCCTCATGTGCGCGTATCTTCGCAAAAATTAAAG